CAGAGTTTGCTAAAGAAAATCCTAGCCTTACAGCAGTAGAAGCTTTAACTGAATATAATGCTAAATCTTCTCCAGATAATCAACTTTCAATAACAGATGTTCAGTCTATGGGTTTTGAACTTAATGCTCCTGTAGGACCGCAAGCAGATTTTAGAGAAGCTGAAGCACAGAGAGGGCTTGCACAAGGTATTGGTCTTATGGCACAGACAATAGCTGCTGGCAGTCCTATAGGTGCGCTTACTGATATTGCATTGTCGGGGCGTGGTGAAGGTTATGGTAAAGGTGTTCTCGGTCACTTCTCAGATATGGTTAAAGACCTAACAGATATTGAGCTTCCAGACATACCTGATTTTGGTATTCCATCTACTCAAGAAATGGCTGTTGATCTTTTTGGTCCTGAACAAGATACGATGGCTCCCGGCTCATTTGGTATGGGTCTAAGCTCATCAAGAGAAATGTCTACTCCAACAGATACAGACGTAGGATTTACTGGACCCACTGATTCTTATGATTATGGATTTCCTCGTTCTAGAGAGATAGCACCACCACCTGTACAAAAACCAGTTATAAAAGAAAAAGAAGAAGTTATTGAAACACCTTCTCCAGCTTTTCCTGTTAGAGATACAACACCACCATCAAGAGTAAGTCGTATAGCAAATATTTATGGCATTGACGAGGATGCCGCCAAAAGAATGTTAGGAATCGTATAATGGCAACAGAACGTAATCCTTTTGATCGTATACCAGAACAAGAAACAAATGTAGTTCCTCTTGCTCCTGAGACAGAAGATATTGATGCTACCTTTGAAGTTGCTGAAGATGGTGGTGTTATTGTAGACTTTTCTGAGAATGTTGAGATGATGGCCTCTGAAGATATTGCTGAATGGTACGGCAATATGGCAGAGGATATGGACGAAGATGAACTAGAAGAAATAGCAGCAGATGTAATAGAAAACTTTGAGGCTGATAAAGATTCCCGTTCTGAGTGGGAGTCTATGTTTGAGCGTGGCTTTGATTTGCTAGGACTAAAACTTGAACAGGGATCAGAGCCTTTTGAGGGTGCATGTACTGCCGTGCATCCCCTGCTAATTGAGTCGGCAGTTAAGTTTCAGTCCAAAGCATCTGGCGAATTATTTCCTGCCAATGGTCCTATTAAAGCAAGGATTATGGGTAAGTCAACTACTGAAAAAGAACTACAGGCTAATCGTGTACAGAACTTTATGAACTATCAGCTTACCGAGCAGATGCCTGAGTACTTTGATGAGTTTGAAAGAATGTTGTTCCATCTACCGCTGATTGGTTCTGCATTTAAAAAGCTGTACTATGATGCCACTGTGAAGCGTCCTAAGTCAGAGTTTATTCCTATTGATCAGTTCTATGTGTCTTATTACGCAACTGATCTTTCTAATGCGGATCGCTATACACATGTAATCTATCGTAGTCCTGTAGAACTACAACGAGATATAAGGGCTGGTGTATATGGAGATGTTGAGCTAGGTTCTCCTGCTTCTTATCCCAGCACTTCCTTCAGCGAGAAGATGGATACGATAATTGGTTTGTCTCCTATGTCAGACCATGATCCACAGTATGTTCTTCTGGAACAGCACTGTTATCTTAATATTGAAGATGAAGATGAAGCCTGTCCTTACATTGTGACTGTTGAACAGCAGTCTAGACAGGTATTAAGTATTCGTAGAAACTATAAGCAAGATGACCTGAACAAAGAAAAAGTAAATCATTTTGTGCATTATAGATTTGTTCCCGGCTTTGGTTTTTATGGATTGGGTCTTATTCACTTCCTTGGCAATCTAACAATGAGTGCAACGGCAGCTATGCGTTCCCTCATAGATGCTGGACAGTTTGCCAATTTGCCGGGAGGGTTTAAGGCCAAGGGGGTCAGGATGGTTGGTGACAATGATCCTATCGCTCCCGGCGAGTTCAAGGAGGTTGAGGCAACTGGTGTAGATTTATCAAAGGCTATTATTCCCCTTCCCTACAAAGAGCCTTCCTCTACTCTATTCCAAATGCTGAACTTCGTAGCTACTGCTGGTCAGAAGTTTGCGGACAGCACGGAGCAAGTTATCTCCGATGCTGCCTCCTATGGACCCGTTGGCACTACTATGGCTTTGCTTGAAGCAAGTAGTAAATTTTTCACAGCAATTCATAAGCGACTACATAAGTCTCAGAAAGACGAGTTCCGTATTCTTGCTCGCATTGACTATGACTATCTTCCCAATGAATATCCATATGATGTTCCTTATGAAGATCGTAGTATATTCAAGAATGACTTCGATGGTCGCATAGATATTATTCCGGTATCTGATCCTAACATTCCTAGCAACGCACATCGTATGATGATGGCAAACATGGCGCTGCAAATGGCGCAGCAATCACCACCGGGCATGTTTAATTTGGAAGCCCTGAATAGAACAATTCTTAATGCTTCCAACATGCCAAACGTGGATGAGATACTTCCGCCTAAGATTGAACCCCAACCTCTTGATCCTGTATCAGATATTATGGCAGCGACGAAAGGCATACCGATTGCAGCCTTTCCCGGCCAGAACCATGATGCACATATGCAGGTAAAGATGGCATATCTGCAAGACCCGATGAATGGGGCTAATCCAATCATGCAGAGAATTACTCCAATACTTCAAGCTAATATTCAAGAACACTCAGTTATGAAGTATCAAGAACAAATGGTTGGCATTTCTGAAGAACTTATGAAACAGGCTCCTGATCAGGCTGGTAATCCTAATGTTGTTGAGATGGCTATGGCACAGGCAGCACAGCAAGTAATGAATGCTAATCAAGCGGCAGGTCAGGCACAATCACCAGAACAGCAGCTTGTTGCTCTTGAACAGGCAAAGGTTGAGCTAGAGAAGCAGAAACTTCAATCTGATACAGTAACAGATGCAGCAGAGCTTGAGATTAAAAACAAAGAACTTGAGATCAAAGAAACTGCACAGATTATTGAAATGCTGAAAGCATCTGCAACAGCTAACTCAAGAGAAACTCAATCTCAGCTTAATCGTGAATCTAAAGAGGCGATCAAAGAAGCTGAACTAAATACACGTAAAGAAATTGAAGAAGCAAAGATTGCTGCTGATATGTTAAGAAAACAAATGGACGATGATAAAGAAATGGACATGGCTGCATTACAAAATCTTACGCAGTTTGCTAGTGAACAAATGAAGGAGATAAACGATGATGAAGAAAGGTAAAGGATATCCTTTTCATGTAAAGGATACTCAGAAAGGTTATGGCGATGCTTACGCTCAAGACATTACGGGTGGTCGTGCCATTCGTAGTGAGCTAAACCAATGGGAAGACGACTCTTGGAAAGCGCCGGAACCAATTAAACCTTCTCGCAAAAGCACCATCTATAACTGAGTATGGACATTTGGGACGAAGTAATAACTGAGTTTAATAATGAGATTAATAATCTGAGGGTAACACTAGGTAATGGGTCTGCTGAAGACTATCCACATTACCGTCAGATTGTTGGTTCTATCTCTAGCCTTGAGTGGGCCAGAGATAATTTAACGCAAATAATTAAAAAACGTATTTATATGGAGGACGAAAACTAACAATGCAACAAGTAGGTTTAGGTGGCGCACTAAAAAATGATATGTGGATAACTGAGGATGACGCCCCCGATCCCAGCCCACTACCCACTCTACCGGGATTTCACGTTTTAGTGCGCCCCGTTTCAGTAAAGAGTGTAACCAAAGGCGGTATTCTTATACCGGATTCAACCAAAGATGATATGTCATATCTCACCACTGTCGCACAGGTTCTAGCGTTAGGAGACTTGGCATACATGGATAAAGAAAAGTTCCCCGCTGGAGCATGGTGTAATGTAGGTGACTATGTATGCTATGGCAAACATGCAGGAACTAAATTATTTTACAAGGGTATACGTCTTATACTTTTATTTGATGATCAAATTATTATGAAAGTAGAAGAACCTAAAGACCTTGATCCAACTTTTAATTTAGGAAAAGGCTCTAGTTGATTTGGGAAATTAGAACTTTTGTGATATAATAATATAAACGTAATCGTTTGTGTCGTTAACAACGGAGAGTAAAATGAGTAACGAAAATGATGGATGGGAAACTATTGAAGTTTCTGAAGATAAAAAAGAAGTTGATTTTGAAATAGAAGAAGAAGAACAGCAACCAGTACAGGCACAAGAAGAAGTTATAGAAGAACAGCCTGAACAAAAGGTTGAGCCTGAACAGCCGAAAGAACTAGAAGGTATTGAAACTAAAGGCGCTGAAAAAAGAATTAGGCAACTAATTCGACAACGTAAAGAGCGTGAAGAAAAGATTGATGAGCTTATTCGACAAAACGAAGAGCTTAAACAAAACTTAAATAAAAAAGAAGATGAGGTAAATAATATTGCCTCTCGTAGTGTAGGTTCAAGTGAAAAACAATTAAATCAAAATATTGAACTGGCACGGCAAGCTTATCTTCAGGCATTTGACGAGGGAGATAAAGAAAAGGTTTTGGCAGCGCAGGAAATTTTAAATGCTGCTCAAGCTGATCTTAAAACAGTTCAAAATTATAAAGCTAATATTGCAAAGCGAATGGAAGAAGCTTCTCAGGAAGCAGAGAAAGAGCCAGAGCTTGCACAGCAGACTCCAGTTTATGATCCAAAAGCAAACGAGTGGGCGCAGAAAAATAATTGGTTTGGACAAGATACAATTAAAACCGCAGCCGCTCTTGCAATAGATGCTGAATTAAAGGGAGAAGGATATGATCCCAGTGATGACGAATTTTACGAAGAAATTGACCGACGCCTTGAAACGGCCTTTGGTCAAACTTCAAACCGTGTGCAGGAAACTGAGGGACAAAGTAACTCAGGCACGTCACAACCTGCTCAAGTGGTGTCGGGGGCTTCACGCTCGTCTCCGTCCTCAAACAAAAAAGTAAAGCTTTCTAAAGAAGACGTAAGGCTTGCTAATAAATGGGGTATCCCACTTGAACAGTATGCCGCTGAGAAGCTGAAGGTAACTTCGGCTGATGGCGAATATACTAACATAAACATGTAAGCGTGGAGGAAAAAAATGACACGAAATGAATCACGTACTGAGAGTATGAGAGAACAGAATACTAGAGAAGAAGAATGGACCTTTGAAGAGCCGAATGCTTTGGACATTCCAGAAAGTGTGAAAGCACGTTTTGATAATGAGGGCATGGCGCTACGTTGGATACGAGTCTCCCTTCAAGGTAAAGATGACATCACAAATGTTGGCAAGAAAATGCAAGCAGGATGGGTGTTTGTAACTCCAGATGAAGTTCCTGAAATGGCTCTCACATCCTTCGTGAGGGATGAAGGCAGGTATGAAGGCTCTGTGTGTCGAGGAGATGTAGCCTTGGTTAAAATGCCAGCCGGAAAAGTTGCGGCTCGTAGGAAATATTATGAAGGTAAATCTAATGATCAGATGGAAGCAGTCAAC